GCTAACTCATACTCTAATGCAACATGATAATGAGATGTTCCAGCAATATTTCGTGTGCCACCTGCACCCGCACCTGTCTGGTTAAGGGCAGTTTTCATGGCATCTAAAACAACTGGATGTTGTCCCATACCTAGGTAATCATTTGAACACCAATTTACAATATCCTTAATATTATATTTGCCATACCATATGGCGTTAGGATATTGTCCTCTGGTACGAAGAATATCGTTAAAGACACGGTAATTGCCGTTATCTTTAAGTTCTTGGATCTTCTCCTGAAATGGTGTTAGGTCTATCATTAGTCTGTGTATTTATGTGGGGTTTTTTAGGTGGACCTATATAATGAACGTGCGGAGCACCAAAAGAGCATCCTATAGGCGGCCAACTAACAATGTAACCAGCTTCACGCATTTCTCTATCACTTTGCGCCATCCAATCACCAAATTTGCTAAACCGATTTAAAATTTTTCTAAACATACTATTATATAGCAGAAAAGATTAACCCCCTGTAGGTACTATTGATTCTCTACAAGGGGCTCGCTATCTCAATACGTTTATTCGGGCTACGCCGCGATTGTTGTTAGGCACTAGACTACTATTATTTTTTATACATCATCATTATTGATAACAAAATAAATGGAAGTATCTCTAGTACGATCATAATTAGTTTTTCATGTTTGTCTTCCGCTAATAAAATGCAATATGCTTACTATGATTATAGTAACACAAGTAATTATGTAGGTCAAGCGAAAACCATACTAAAAGTGGTTTAAATTAGTGTTTTTTGGATCTGGATCTGCCCATGTAGTGTTCTGAAGGTTCGTAATTCCATCTTTTACCTTTATGTCCTCGAACTTCAGCATACCACATTCGCATTCTGCAAATTAGTCGTTTTACTTTGTATGCCATTTTTACCTTAAGTATAAATTGTTAAAAAATATGCTTAAGGAATAGCAATACCCTAGTCTTTTCCAGTGTCTGTATTGATTATATGGGTATTTATATAAAGTGTCAAAAAGGTTGACATAACAGAAAAAATATAATATAATACAGCTATTAAATCATACAGGGGGATATATTGGATTATTCGCAACACAAAATTTTAGTAGACGTAGATGGAGTATTGTTAGATTGGACAACATCATTTGAGGCTTGGCTTAAAGAAACTCAAAATATATATGTTGAAGATACTACAGACGAAAACATATACGACCTATCACAACGGTATGGAATTAATAGACCACAAGTCAATGCTCTTATAGAACGTTTTAATTCTAGTGCATGGATAGGCTTTATTAAACCCTTCAGAGATTCTGTTGATGTACTTGCTAAATTTAAAGTACTAAACTATCACTTTGAAGCAATCACATCATCACACACAGACCGCTGGGCCGCCGAGCTTAGACAACAAAACTTAGAACGTTGGTTCCCTGCAACTATTCGGCGTGTTCGCTGTTTAGAAACTCAAGCACCAAAAGATGATATTCTTAAAGAGTATCCAGAAGGCCTTTGGTGGGTTGAAGATAAACCAGAAAATTGTGAAGCTGGACTGCGGGCAGGACTGCGTCCAATTCTTATGACACACGATTTTAATGAGGAGTACGACAATCCAGAAGTTGTACGAGTGCAGAACTGGCAAGAAATATATAACATTATTACAAAACATAAATTAGAATAAGGATCAAATATGGATTTAACTTTGCTCTACATGGTCGTAGGATTTATTCTTGCGGCATACTCAGTTGTTGCTAATGATAGTGTACAAACATTAGGTCCTTGGATAGCATCTAACTCAGATCATCCAGGTAACACAGAGCCATCATTTAATTGGCAAACACTTTGGCTATCAGCATCAGCAGTTTTAATATTTACATTATGGTATGGGTGGTATATTAACGGGGGCGACATATCATTTGGTAGACTAAACAAAATACCTTTCCAAGAAGTACAATGGTACCATGCAACTGCTCCACTTGTACTTCTATTACTAACACGAGTTGGCGTACCTGTATCAACAAGTTTCTTAGTCCTGTCTGCATTTGCTAGTACATTTGTATTAGAAAAGATGTTAGTTAAATCTATTATAGGATATGCCTTAGCGGCAATAGTTGCTTATGCTATTTGGATGGTAGTTGAACGTGTTATAGATGAGAAAGCAGATAAGGTACCTGAAACACATAAAGTTTATTGGCGTGTTGGTAGTTGGATCACTACAGCATTCTTATGGTACACTTGGTTATCACACGACATGGCCAATATTGCTGTATTCCTTCCTAGAGTATTATCCGTTGAATGGATGCTTTTTGTATCTGTTGTGTTTATAGTATTCTTAGGATACACGTTTTATGAACGTGGAGGGAAAATTCAACACGTTGTTTTAGAAAAGACTGGCACTAGGTATGTGCGTTCAGCAACATTAATTAATGTAGTATATGCATTTATATTAATGTTCTTTAGAGAGTATAATGATATTCCTATGAGTACTACTTGGGTCTTTGTTGGATTGTTATGTGGAAGAGAACTTGCAATATCAACACTTATGGAAAACTATAAGTTTAAGTATGTGTTTCCTATAATAGGACGAGACTTCTTAAAAATGATGTTAGGACTAATTGTATCAGTAGGAATTGTGTTAGCAATACACTATGTTATTATACCTAACGGGTTACACTAATCATTAAATAATCGCTTAATACCACCTCCAACTTATTTAAATATAAGGTCAGAAAGACAAACTTGGAGGGCTCTTATGATAGCAGAACTAGTAACAATGTTCGGTGCAAAGGCGTGTTGTATTGGCGCGGCTGGTACTGGCGGAATCTGTAATGCAGTAGTACGTAGAAAAACACCAATTAAAGATATATTGATATCAGTATTAGTAGGATGGGTTGCGGCGGAATTTTTTATTCCAGCACTAATGGCCCATTTTGGCTTTGGAACTGAGGTAGCACTTGCTATAGCATTTGTTTGTGGCTATTCAGGTGTTAGACTTATGTCAAAAGTAGAAGGAACTATTTTAGATAAACTAAAGTTCTAATTCTTCATTAATGTAATTGGATCTAAACTTTTCATAGCAGATGGTTGCGGAGCTTCTTTGCTACCATTTGCTAAATTGTTTAAGTGTTTAATATATTCATTAATATTATGATCAGAAATAGGATCAAACTTACCTTTTAATATACTAACAAAAAATCCACGCCAACGATCCTTAGCTATTTGCCAAGGTGTATAGTTTCTAAGGTTACCAAAATGGTTAAAGTAATGACAAGTGCCGTGATGTTTATAACCCATCCAACGCATTGGTACACGAGTAACAATATCATTATTGTTTCTCCAACGGTAATGTTTGAACGGAATATGATTAATGTAACTAGGCCAACCAACCCTTGGAGTTCCATAAGTATGTAACTCTTTAGGATTCGTACATTTATTTTCGCCTTTACAACGACTTGCACATATAGTTGCCATGCCTGCACCTAACGAATGTCCAGTAAACCAAACGTTACGTTCTGCTTGTTCTCTTTCTAAGTCTTCTTCTATTTGAGGCCACAACTTATCAACTTCATGTTTAAATCCTTTATGAACTCGTCCGACTGTTTCTGAAACAACAGGCCATGCTTCTGCATCAGCTTTAATATCGTTCCATTGTTTAGGTTGTGTTCCACGACAAGCAATTACAAAATCATGCTTATTCATAAAACGATATGCTTCTGCACCTTTAATATTATAAAACTCTACTGTAGTGAAGCCTAGTTTTTTTGCTTCTCGAGTTGCATCTTTCCCTTCATAATAAGCAATAGCACTTAGTTCAGCAAAAAGTAATGCACGGTGTTCAAATGATAAATTAGCTATTGGTTTCGTTAATTTTTTACTGAACATTAATATTCCTTTATTTTTATTAGTTTATGGTATAGTAATAATATAGGTATTTATCTCCATGCGCCAGTAGACAGGCTTTTGAGTTCAAGTATATTACCATGCGGATCTTTAATGAAGCATGTTTCTTGCTCTAGGTCAGTATCCTTAAAACGTATATAAGGTTCTTGTACATAGCTTATATTATGTTTTTTAATACGGTCTTTAATATCTTCAAAGATATCAGGATCTAAATGCACACCAAAATGGGGGACAACTACCATCCCCATATCAACTGCATGTTCTTGTTTAGTATTATTAGTGCAATCCTCTTTAGGATTACTGGAATGTAAAGTAAGTTCGTTGCCCCAGAAATCAATATCTATCCAGTGTGGAAGTTCTGAGTTACATGACTCACATCCTAAGATGTTTGTATAGAAGTCAATCGCATTAGTAAGGTCACCCACTTCAATCGCTAAATGAAATGTGTTAGAGTTCATAGTCACCTCCGTCTGCTATATGATACTATATTTATTTCAATCTAGTTATCAATCTAGTTATCAGTAAGGTTTATCGGAGACTCCTCTTCAACTTTAGTTACTGTTTTATATGGCTTAACAGTTCCTGAATATATTTCTATTCCATTTACTATTACTTTAGGATTATCTGCTTTTGATACTTCGCCTAAAATTACTGTATCCTTCATCTGCTCAAGAGCTATATCAACATCTTCTAGTCGTACAATAACTATCATTCCTATACCCATATTAAAATGGGTGAAGCATTCTGCATGTGAATAACGATCTTCTAACGTTTGAAACACGTCTTGCGTAATTTTATAATTTATATTATATTGTACATTCTTTGGTATTCTTTCAAGATTCCTAAATCCGCCACCTGTAATATTAACAATAGCTGTAGGCTCGACTCTAGATCTAAGTGGATGTATATCGCTAGTATATAATTTTGTTGCAGTAAGATTCTCTCTTTTAATCAAACTAGGAGCACCAATAGATACTGCTGTCCATCCGTTAGCATGAAGTCCGTTAGATTCTAAGCCAATTATAACATCACCAGGCTCTACCCTAGTACCATTTATTAAATCAACAATGTGTCCAAAAGCAGATCCTGATATATGAAATTTCGTTTCTTGCAGTATTTCCGTTTCTCCACCTGTAAGTAATGTGAAGCTGTCAACACAATAATCTGCAATTCCTGACACTACATCAGGAATAATGTTAGCTTGATCTGGTTGCGTTGTAATATGGTTCTGAAACCCAACAGGATTTGCACCTACACACAATAAATCATTAATATTCATTGCTACACAGTCTTTACCGATAACATCATACATCATGTGTCTAATTAAATGGTCTATTTTACTACCAACTCCATCAGTTGATGTAGCAATACGGATTTTTTCAGTTAATTCAACAACTGTAGCAAAATAACCTCGTTCTCCAATACATCTATGAAAAGAGTTACTAGTTAAGCCCATTTTTCCGTCAATCTGAGTAAGAATCCCCTGCGTTGTTGGGTCAATCATAATAATTTAGTTTCCTTAAAGTAAATAGTTGGAGCGGGTAGACGGGATCGAACCGACATCAAAAGATTGGAAATCTTCTATTCTACCATTGAACTATACCCGCTTGACTTTGTATTTGTTTTATAGTATACTACGACCTTAGTAAGAAGTCAACACCTTATCGTCGAAGTATTTACACACAGGCAACTAAATACAGTATAGGAAACGAAACCATGAAAAGAACCACTAGATCTATACTCGAAGAACTAAACAGTATTCACCGTACGACTGATAACGAAGCATTAATACAGTCAACAGGGAATAACTTAATTGAAAGTTCGATTAATTTATTAAACAGAATAACTGATAGTTATGACGCAGATACAGCCGCAGAATTAGAAAGACGTTTTATAAACAGTATTAGAAGTGGTGATCCTCGTAAATTTAAACGTGGCGTTGATAAAATAGTTGAAGCAAGGAAAACAAATGATTCTCAATGAAGGCGGTAACATATTCAAAAATGCTGAGGGCGAACCAGCTACAATCCGTATTAATAAAGCAGATGTAAAGCCTACATTAGGTTGGCTTGAAAAGATCACTGGATTAGATCATAAAGGCCATATGCTTGGCAGTACTGGTGTTAAAGACACTAGTGGTGATTTAGATGTTGCTATTGAGAAAGATAAAGTTAGTAAAGACGATCTAGTAGGAAAATTACAAGCATGGGTAGTTAAAAATCATCCTGATGAAGAGCCTAAACAATGGATTCGAAAGTCTGGTATTTCAGTACATTTTAAAACACCTATTAGAGGTAATGAGAAAAACGGATTTGTACAAACAGATTTAATGTTTGGTGATCAGAAGTTTATGAAATTTGCTTTAGGTGGCATGGACGCAAAAAGTAACTTTAAAGGCCAACACCGTATGATTATGATTGCCTCGTTAGCAAAAGCACTAGGATATAAGTGGAGCCCCTCAAACGGATTAGTTGATAGAATAAGCAACGAACCTTTGGAAGGTGCAAAGGATCCAAAGTTTATTGCAAAGACTTTAATGGGTCCAACTGCAACTCCGCAAGACTTACAAAGTGTAGAATCAATTAATGCTAAAATTAAAGCAGACCCTAATTACGAAAACTTAGTTAAAGATGCTAAAGACTGGTTTGAAAAAGATGGACTAGAGCTACCATAATGAGATTTTTTGAATTTAAACAAATTGTAAAAGAAATGGAAGCACGTATCCAACATGCAGAAGATATCATCTTCTGGGAAGGAAGTGCTGGAGCCAAACGTGCTTTGCAATCTTTAGCTAACATGGCCAAAGGTGGACACAAAGATGTAACAATCAAATGGGATGGATCACCTGCTGTAATATTTGGTCGTGATGCAGATGGCAAGTTTGTCTTTACAGACAAGTCAGGCTTTAGTGCAAAAGGATATGATGGTAAGTCACAAAGTGGCGATGACTTACAGGCCATGTTACTTGGTAGAGGTAAAGGTGGCGAGAAGTCAGACAGTTATAAAGCATTTGCAGGCAATATGAAAGATGTATTTGATGAATTTGAAAAAGCTGTACCTAAAAAACACAAAGGCTATTTCAAAGGAGACATGTTATACTTTAATACTCCTGATACAATAGGTGAAACGCTGTCCTTTAAACCTAATACAGTAACATATACAGTACAAAAAGATAGTGACATAGGTAAACAAATAGCAAGAAGTAAAACTGG